GTTATATTAACCGAATAGTGCGTTAGTAACCTGACCAACAACACCTTCACCTGCTTGCCAGTAATCATAAGCAAATGTTACATCGAAAGTTTCGACCGTATCATTTGTACCCCAATCCAGTGCGATTGAAGCGACTGTGATTGGAAAGATACCAACAAAGTTATAGGAACGGATTGGTGAACCCGTTTTACTAAACTGTGTCACAGTAGCACTTGTTTTGTACTGTGCAGTAGTAGCAAGAGCAGGTGACCGTAGGTTGCTTTCAAGACCATTGATAGCATTAGACCAACGCTCCATACCGTCACGAATTTGGAAATCTTCATCATTCATGATGGTGACAGTCCAATCGGGGAATGTTCTGTTACCAGCAAGTTTGACCTGACGACCAAAATAGTTGACTGTTGCTTGACCAATTGTTGCTTCAGGAATCTGAGCAGCCTGTACCATAAATGATGTTTTCACAAACGAACCAACGTCAACTGGATTGTTGATGGTTACTTGGAACAGATTGGGGCGAGCGCCACCAAATGCTAACTGTCCCTGAAACCCTGTGATATTAAATGCCATTTTTTTGACTCCTTATCTTTGTATTATTTATATTAAACCTGACCAACAACTTCACTAAAATCGACACCAGTTCTAACTGCGACGAAGTTTAGTTGGATAAAGTTGATTGAACGGGCTGGTTTGATAAAGATGTCACCAATGAACTCATTACGGTCAGTGACTTCAGGTGTGTTGTTTGATTCGTCACAGACAACACGGAAGTCAGTGATACCCCGACGACCTTGAACATCCCGTAAGAATGGTTCGACTAGGTTGACGAAGTTAGCACGAGTGAACTCATCGTTGAACTCAAACAAGGTAAACTTGGAAGCAGTAGAGATTGACTTCTCAAGGACGATGAAGAGTCTGCGGACATTAATCCGGTCAAAGGCGCTTGGTTTGGCAAGAAGTGTCTTATCACCAAATAGAACTGTACCTTGACCTGGGAATGATACGACTGGGTTGACACCAGCCTTGTAAAGAACATCACGCTCTGCTTTATTTGGATTGAAAGCAAGTTTGATAACATTCTTGATATTACCACGGTTGAAACCAGCAGGTGAAAACCATGGGTCACGCTGTTGATCTGTACGAACCATAGTGCCGCCTGTATCACCGTTTAGTGGTACATATCGATATACATCGTTGAATTTATCGTATTGATATTTCCAACCACTATCCATTACACCGTATGAAGATGATGGGAGAGTGTTACGGAAAGCAACAATGTCTTCTGCTTGCTTACCAGAGTATAGTGCGTTGTCAACAACATCAGCACGTTCTGGTGATAGTAGAGCAATACAATCCAAACGCTTCTCAGCAATGTTATTGATGAGATGGACTGCACGAGTTTGGTTAGCAGCAGCACCAAGAATGAATGAGATATCTGTTTCATCGGCGTTACTGAACTTGTCATAACCGTCGATATAAGCAGCATCGCTAGGTGACTGACCATCACGACCATTTACCATTGATACGCTTTGTGGAGTTGTCCCACCAGTAAATGTTGCTGTTGCTTTGCTACCTGCATTAGTGTTGCTTGCATTATGAGCAGCCCACCAGATGTAGTTAGAACGATTGTTAATGACGTTTACATAGTAGTTTGAATTACCTTCTGGTGTCTTAGCGTCTGATGCCATTGAGACAGCAGCATGGCGTTCAATGACTTGATTTTTAACACCAGTCCACTCGCCGTCTTCGTCGATGATAGCAATATGCATCTCATCGCCAGAACCGCCAGCAGTGGTAGAATATGTTGAAGTGCCTGGAGCAGCATCAAACAAGTTGAAGTGTTCCCAACGACGATTGACAGCAGCAGATTGAACTTTGGTGCTGTCATCTGCTGTACCAAGTTGCTGCCGAGTTGGTGCTGTCTCTAGTGTGATTGAACCAGCAGCAACAGCAGAAACTTTTAGATCTCCACCAATGTTGATAGTAGAAGTTGATAAAGCAATTCTATCACCAACAGTAACAGCAGTTGTCAAGTCGATATTTGGACCTGTAGTCAAATCTGATGAAGTATTGGCACCTTTGGTTAGAACTGTCGTACTACCAGCAGTGAAAACTAGGTTAGCAGATAGAGTTGATTCAAAAGCACTGGCAGATGCACAGACAGAAACTTCTAGTGAGTTACCGAGTTCACCCGGATACTTACCAACCCAGTCACCAACACCTGAGATACCAGAAGAATAATTTTCTTCATAGTGGTCATCATTTTTGATGACGGTGTTGATTGTGTTACCAGAATTTGATGTAGCATTACGAGCAGCAGTAGTATCTGAACCACTGTCGCTTGGCTCAACGACCCTAACAACTTGTAGGGAATTTGAGTATGCTAGGAAGTTTGATGCTGTGAAGAAGTCATCAGCAGTATTAGCATCTGGTGTTTGAAAATTATTGACCAATGAGTTTTCATCTGTTACTAAGACGATTTGGTCAGTTGGACCCCAACGAAAATGACCAGCAATACCGGCACCCGTTGTTTGTACGGCAGGAACAATAGTTGTGAGATCAATCTCACTTACATTCACGCCTGGAGATACTTGGAAAGGCATTTCTTTACTCCTTATGTTGAAGAAACGAACGTATCAATTCGTTTTTATTTATAAAATAACTAATTTACTTAGTTAATTAGACTAAATAATGACATGAAACATAGCAAAGAAACCAAAGATAAAAT